GGGGTTCAAGTCCCTCTACGCCCACCAATTTGCTAGTTTGAACGTAACCACACGGTGGACGAGGAGATATAAACTCTGCCTAGACTCATAGGAAATCCTATAAAGGCGGCTTCAAACGGTAGACAATTTAGTACGGTGAGGTGGCAGAGCGGCTTATTGCAGCGGTCTTGAAAACCGAAGGGGTGTCAAAGCCTCCGGGGGTTCAAGTCCCTCTATACCCACCAATTTTTAATTTATAACGGTTGATAGGCAGATATAAGCTGGCTGCATCAGTCTTGAAAACTGAGTTCGTTGAAAGACGAAGGTCCGGGCAGTACGGACATCAACCGCCATTTTAATACAACTCCACTTGACAATGGAACCGAAGACTGATAATATCGTCTCTTGAAGAAATCGGAGTTTGTCAAAAAATTTATGGTTGGGTGGCAGAGTGGTCTAATGCAGAGCTTTGCTAAAGCTCCGAGGTGTAAAAGCCTCCGAAAGTTCGAATCTTTCCTCAACCGCCATTTTAAACGCGTGTGTAACTCAGTTGGTAGAGTACGAGTTTTCCAAACTTGATGTCGTGAGTTCAAACCTCACCACACGCTCATTAATTTTATTTAAAAAATTGAACTTTCATTTCATTCTTACATATTTATGTATGTATGAATAAAAAACGATCAAGTATTATCTGGCAGAGTTCAAATGAACAATTTATTAAACTAGTCAAAAATAGCAGAACTATGTCTGAATTATTAAGACATTTTGGTATGGAAAATAAAGGTGGTAATTATAAAACATGTAAAAAAAGAATTAATGAATTACAAATTGATACTAGTCATTTTTTACCAAGAACACAATCTAGTAATTGGACTAGAAGAGTTACAAAAGAAGATGTTTTTAAAAAATTAACAGAAAATTCAGTTTGTAATAGATCCAATCTTAAAAAACATTTAATTAAATTCAATATCATAAAATATGAATGTGTTAAGTGTAAAAATAATGGAATTTGGGAAAATAGTAAGTTAACTTTACAATTAGAACATAAAAACGGAATATCAAACGATAATAGAATTGAAAATTTAGAATTTTTATGTCCAAATTGTCATAGTCAAACTTCTACATTTGCCGGACGCTCTTTAAAAAAACATAAAATTAAACCAACTGAAGTAAATCCAAGTTGGAGATTTGCACCAAGATATAAAACTAGAAAAGTAATTAGACCGGAAAAAAATATTTTGGAAAAAGAAATTAAAACTAACACGATGGTTAGTTTAGGAAAAAAATATGGAGTATCTGACAATGCTGTGAGAAAATGGTGTAAAATTTATGGTATTGATATAAGTTGATTTTAATGGGGGATTCGTATAATGGCTATTATGTCTCGCTTTGAACGAGAAGAAGTTGGTTCGACTCCAGCATCCCCTGCCAATTTTGTCACTATTTATACAATATGATAAAAGTAATTTTGACAAGTTTGTTGTTGTCCGTTTCAGTAATGGCATCCGAAAAAACATTGTTGATAGAGGTTGTGGAATTGACCAAAGAAAAAATTTCAAACGAAATTATTCTTGATTATATCAAGACGAAACCATTGTCAGACAAATTGTCTGCTCAGAATATAATTGAATTAAAAAAAGAAAAAGTTGATGATGTGGTTGTCAAATCTTTAATTCAAAAATCTGAATATGAAGAGAAAATAAAACTGATTTTGAATAACTATGACAAAATAGTCGAATACAACAACTACATATATTTTCAAAAAACATATTTGGAACCGAGATCAAAATCTATGGCTGCTAAATATAGATGAAAACATACAAGTTGACTGAGTTAAAATCCGGAGAAAAAGGGCGTGTAATAGAAGTCAACATATCTAATCAAAGATTATTAGAGTTAGGAATTATAAAAGGAACAACTATTACAGTTTTGACAAATAATTTGATTTGTATGATTTGTAATACCCGAGTTTGTTTGGGTAAACCGATGACTGATAATATAATCGTTGAAAAGATTTGACTATTAGTGTATAGAATTAACGCACACTACCTATTAGCTGGTAGAGGAGATGGAAGTTGACGAGATAGACATTTGGAACAGTGTGAAATCCTCGTATATTCGTGAGTCATGGTCATCCAATTTGATTTTTTGTATTGACGAACACTATATATTGGTGTATGTTCTTTATACGGGCTCTTGGTGATAATAGTAGCACATGGCTTTTGCAAAGCTGAGGCAGCGGGGCGGAACCGCTAGGGTCCAGTTGACAGAAATATCACAACCTCCACGATGGTTGTCAATGGGATGAAATTAAAAAATTTCATGCAAAAAGTGATATAAAATGTAGGTTCTAAGTCGTTTTGTCTCCACCAAATTTAACGATAGATGAAACAGAAAAACCTTTCTAATTTAAATGAAAAATATAGAGGAGTAAATACTTTTACGCCCGACGAATTAGTTTTCTACATTAGAAAAGGTTATAACGCTTCGGAACTAGCAAAAAGGTTTAAAACTACTGTGGGTGTTATTGAAAAGGCATTAATTGAATATGAAATAGATCCACCACATGTAAGTACCAAACAAGTTGTAGATTTGTATCTAGCTGGAACGCCAACAGCTGTTATATCTGATAAATTAAATATTACTCCGCTTGCGGTATTTTATAAAATTGTAAAAGGTAGAAAATTGAATAGGAAAAAAATTTAAAATAACAGTTATAGTAAAATAATTACTATATATTGTTAATCAGAGCGCGGGTATGATGTAGTGGTAGCCTACAACCTTGCCAAGGTCGATGTGAGGGTTCGATTCCCTCTACCCGCTCCACTTTAGAAAAATTCTTTATATTTATAGTAATGAACAAATTACAAATTTTAAAAGATAAATTAAAAGAATTGCAAGATAATTATGAAAAAGCAGAAGACAGTAATAATTTTCATGAGGTTAATAGAATTAGCCGTGAGATTGAAAATACTTTGAATGATATTAAGAGAGAAGAGAGAAATCAACCTGTATCTGTTGAAAGAGGAAAAGAATTATTTAGACAATTAAGAAAAGATGCGGGGTTAGATGAAATAGTAAAATATAGACAATTTTTTGATCTTTGAGAATTTATCTCTGGAATCGTCAGAAAACCCCTACGTCTTTAGCGTAGGTGATGAATGACGATCATTAAAAAGGGCAGGAACTGCCCTATTGAAGCCCCTATGGCTTTAGCCTAGGGGTAGTTCACGGGCGTATACTGGTTTCGATTCAAAGATCTGTATATGTTAGGCACGTAGAGGACGATAGTTGGCCTCTTAAATCATCTATCAAAAAATTAACTGCTACTAAGAAGAGCAAGGTAATCAGCTATAACTTCACTTCAAAGAAGTCTTCCAAGACCTTCAAGAAGAGTGGTTTGGCACTCGCGGCCTAAGTTGCTGCACATTCATTACAATGATGTCTGATAATTGTGATGAGTGTAAACTATCAGGCACGATGACAATACGTTTGGGATTGTCATTTAAATCTTTCCAAACACCGATCACACACAGTTTGATATTTTGGATGTGTGTTGACGTAATGAAAAGTATCTAAGCGTGTAGTCTGATATATAACTATTTTTGAAGACGCGAGTTCGACTCTCGCTACGTCCACCATTTTTATATTGTAAAAATTAATTTGTTTTGTGAATTGGTGAATATGTATTCACACTATGAATAAGTTAACACAATCAGAATCTGAAAAGAAAGTTTACGAACTTACACAAAAGCTACTATTTGTAAAAAAAGATTTTAAGGATGTAGCAGCAGGATATAAGGAACGTATTAGAGAATTAGAAAACGAAATTAAAGCTGTTGTCGAAGATAACGGTTCTGTTATTTCTGTAGAAGATGAAACAGAAAATCAATAAATGAAAAAAGAAACAAAAAAGTCGAAAGTTAAAGTTAAAAAGAAAATAGATTCTTCAGAAGAAAGTCGTAGTTCATATTACAAAACAGCATATAAATCGGTGTCATCATCTACAATTCAACATTGGGTATATACTGATGTTGATACACACAATACAGTTAATTCATTGACACCCAAAGGTACTCGATTGTTAGTTGCCAGATATCCGGATTTTTACAAGGTTTTTTTATATAAAACGCACAGTTCTGGAGAACCATCGTGGCCTAACGGCGGTGTGGAGGTATATAATTCTAACTACGAAACCATGCAATATTTTTATTTTGATAGTGTTGCCATACATCCAGACGGTGGAAGTTATAAATTCAATGGATAAAATTTTAATGAAAACGAAAATGAATCTATCGGAAAATTTGGTAAAAATCAGTTGACAAAAATAGTTTTCATGTTATAGTTATTTTGTAGATCGTATTAAACATCAAATAAGTTATATATGAGTGATACTAAAACCAAGAAATATGTAGTTGTTCGTAGTGGTATGCGTGTGTCTGACATGGAATATGATATTCCTGCTGATGCCAATGAAGAGTTGATGCATTGGAAGTCGATTGTTAATCGTTGGCCAGATGGATCCGTCGTTGAGATTGTTGAGAAGGATGACAAGAAACACCGTATTTGGTAAACGTTATGGGACTACGACAAGAAATTAAGAACGCTGGATCTGAAGCTGAGATTAGAGATTTAATCTCAAAGGGTAGTAAGTTTGAGTTTGCTTCGGATAGAACTAAAAGTGCTTGGAAGTCTACTGCCAAGTTCCGAATCGCCGAATTGAGCAACACGATTCCGGCACAAACTGCTCCTGACCTTACACCCAAGAAGGTTAAGAATAAGAAGAAGTAAAAAACAAAAAACATACGATCTACAAACGCCATCATTACGATGGCGTTTTTTATTTGTGTTATGGTTCGTTGACAAATATTTATTGTTGTTATATGGCAAAAAAACTAAAATACAAATCGTTTGTATTGCCTTCTGATTTCAATGAATTGGAGTCATATGTTCAGTCACACAAATTTGATTTGACTGAACGTGTAATATCATCGATTGAGTTTGCAGTGGAAAAAGATTTAACGATGGTCGAAGTATTTAATTTTAAAAATTCTGATTTTGTTATTACTATTGCTAAAGACGCATTTTACGAAAATGTACAGAATGTATATAAACTGTATTTACAAGAGGAAAAATACGAATTGTGCAATCGTGTTAAACAATTGGAAATGTTACTAAAACCCGTTATGACCAAATCAAAGTCTCCTAATGAAAAATAAGAACAAAAAACACCGTGAGGATAAAAGTCCAATTGTGCCACAAAAGAACAAAATAAAAAGTGAGATCGAAATTAATCAACGAGAATTAACCATTAAACAAAAACAGTTTTTAGATATTGCGTTAGATAAAACAACTAAAATGATGTATATCAGTGGTCCGGCCGGCACATCAAAAACATATATTTCGGTATTAGCTGCATTGACGTTAATGAATCAAAAACGTGTTAGTGATATTCTTTATTTACGTAGTGCGGTTGAAAGTGCAGATAGTAAAATTGGATTTTTGCCAGGCGAAGCAGATGAAAAAATGGCACCATATATACAACCGTTGTTAGACAAATTGTCTGAACTAACTACTAAATCGACTATTGATATGTTACAAAAAGAAAACAGAATTGATAGTATTCCTATTGGCTTTTTGAGAGGATTAAACTGGAACGCCAAAAGTATTATTGTGGACGAAGCACAAAACATGACTTACAAAGAACTTGTTACTTTGGTTACAAGAGTAGGTGAGTTCAGTAAAGTTTTTATTTTAGGTGATCCAGAACAAAGCGATATTAACGGCAAAAGTGGATTTTTAAAAATGATGAGTCAGTTTGAAGATAATGAAAGCAAAGAACACGGCATTCATACTTTCAAATTTGACGAAGAAGATATTGTGAGAAGTGGACTTGTAAAGTTCATCATCAAAAAGTTAAAACAATCAATGTAATCAATATATGTCATCACCAACAATAACATCTATATCACCAACATTAGGTCCAGCAAGTCAATGGGTATATGTAACAGGAACAAACTTTGTACCTGAAAATACTCAGTTTTATTTTGATAATATAATTTGTGTATCAATTAGAATATACAACACGAATCATGCTGGATTCTTTTTGCCTGAGAACATCAAAGACTTTGGACATATCAAAGTAGTCACGCCAAACGGCGAGTTTACCAGTGACATTAAGTTTACTATCGGCATACCTTTACAACCACCAACTGTTCGTGCTGTAAGAAATCATCCCAATCCAGATGCCCAATGGGTATACGTTGATGGAAGTGAATTTGTATCAGGACAAACTAAAGTAACATACGACTCTGTTACTGTTGATTTGTTTATATATAATCCATTTTCGGGTGGATTTAAAAAAACGTCAACTGACCCGATAAAAAGTATTACTTTAACAACACCAAACGGAAGTTGTAGTTTCAATGTTCCAAGTTGATATAATCAATTAAAAAATTGACTGTTACTACATATCGGTGTATGTTGCGTGTCTATGACAAAAACATATACTGAAAAAGAGCTTTCTGATAATTACGATAAATTTGTTGCGCAACTTGATAAATATTTCTCAGGGGATCGTCTCAAGAAGTTGAAGAAGTTGTATAGTGAGGATGAATATGGTCTTCGACTAACACTAGCACCTGCTAGTGCTAAAGAGCATTTTCACAACGCATATCCTGGCGGATACATGGATCACATCAACAATGTTTTGACTACCAGCTTTGGAGTCAAGAAACTATATGAAGTTCGTGGTGGAACAATTGATTTCACCAATGAAGAGTTGGCATTTGCTTGTATTCATCATGATCTTGGTAAGTTGGGTGATAAACAACAGGGTGAGTATTATCTGTCACAAGATAGTGATTGGCATCGAAAGAACAAGGGAGAAATTTACAAGTTCAATTCCAATCTTCAATACATGGATGTAACTGATCGAGCGTTGTTTATTCTACAACAATATGGAATTGTGTGTACGTGGAAGGAAACACTTGCAATTAAACTTTCAGATGGATTGTATCATGAATCCAATGAGTCGTATTTAAAGTCATATAATCCAGATCATGAGTTGAAGACGAATTTGCCTCGTATTGTACATATTGCTGACTATATATCATGTAGGTGTGAGTTTGATATGTGGAAAGCTGAAAATTAAGTTATGAATGATGAATCTATATTTGTTCAAATTGCTTCGTATAGAGATCCAGAATTGGTGCCTACAGTTTTGGATTTGTTGGAAAATGCTGATAGACCCGACAACATCAAAATATGTATTTGTTGGCAATACGACGATTCTGAAAATCTGTTACTGATCAAAGAGTATAACAACGTTGAAGTTATTTCTGTTCCGTATTATGAAAGCAAAGGTGCATGTTGGGCCAGAAACCAAATACAACGCAGATACAACGGTGAGAGATATACGTTACAGTTAGATTCACATCATAGATTTGTACAAGGTTGGGATACTATTTTAAAGAATATGTATCAACAATGTAAATTGATGGGCAGTGATAAACCATTAATTACCACATATATTCCTAGTTTTGATCCTTTTCAAAATAAGGATACTTATGAAATGATACCGTGGCAAATGAATTTTCATAAGTTTCTACCTGAGGGTGCGGTATTTTTTATGCCGGCACCTATACGTGATCATGAAAAATATACAGCACCGATTCCTGCTAGATTTTATTCGGCGCATTTTGCTTTTACTGATGGTGTTTTTTGTGAAGAGGTAATGCACGATCCAGAGTATTATTTTTATGGCGAAGAAATCAGTATTGCGGTTCGAGCATTTACGCATGGATACGACTTGTATCATCCACACAAAGTGGTCGCCTGGCATGAGTATACACGTTCTTCACGTACCAAGCACTGGGATGATCACAATTTTGTAAACACCAATTTCAAAGGAATAACAAAAAACTGGTGGGAACGTGATAATGCTTCTCAGAAAAGAAACCGAGTGTTATTTGATATGGAGCAGGACAATAACGTTGTTATTCCTGAAAAATATAAATTTGGAAAAAAACGAAGTGTTAAAGACTACGAAAAATATGCAGGAATAAACTTTAAAGAAAAGTCATATAGCATCTATACTTTATCAGGAAAGATACCACCCACACCATTTACAGAAGATTTCATTACTGATGAAAATCCCGATCCTGCTAATATAACCACGATTGTTAAAAAAACAAATGTTTCTTACAAACAAATATTTGATGGTGGTGATATTGTTTCGTTGCGATTTAAGGTATTAAACAATGAAAATAAGATTGTGACTGTAGGTGCATTTGACAGTCAGATATTGTCTATATTTAAAAACGTTACTACTCAAACACTTGCGGAGTATAAAATACCGTTAAATTTTAAGTTTGATACTACAAAACCCGACGATCAATTTTCTTGCAAATTGTATGCAATTGATACATTTGGATCTGAAAAATTGTTGGTACATTTGAAGTTATAATATGTTGATTTTATTTTTTGTTCACTATATATGTTTTGATGATACAAAGTGTATCATTCTCTTATGTCCAAAAGAATAAGAGCTAATAGGTCCAAAAGGACTATTAATGAAAGGAAAATATAGTATGAGTAATGTAAATAAAAACGCACTACATGCAGTTCATCGTGATGAATTCTTAACACCATTTGATAAGATCTTCGATGATTTCTTCGCTGCAAACGTTCCCGGTTTCACACAAGATTTTGGCGTGGATTTTTTTGAAAAGGGATCATATCCAAAGGTAAATGTAATTGATTTTTCAGATCGTATCGAAATTGAGGCAGAAATTCCCGGTCTTGATAAATCTGATGTCAATGTTGAAGTTGAGGCTAATGTACTAACTATTGTTGGTAATAAGTTGGTAGTGCCTGAAAAGGAACATGGTCAAATTGGAACGTATATACGCCGTGAGTTGAAACGTTCAAGTTTCCGTCGTAGTTTCAGATTGGGTGATAACATTCAAAAAGACAACATTGAGGCAGAATTTAATAATGGTATGTTAACTATCACATTATCAAAGATTAAACCGGTAAAACCCGAGATAAAACGAATCACTGTTAAGTGAATAAATAAGTTATGTACCCCACCCGTAATAGGGTGGGTTTTTTATTTTGTATGATATTTATATAATATGAACCGACTATTAAATTTCAATCTGTTACTTGGATTTTCAGCATTATTTATCGCTGGATGTGCTGCCGTATTTTCAATATGGGGTATTGGATTGTTGTTTTCTGGTGCTTCACTCGCTGCTATGATTATGGCATCATCTTTAGAGTTGGGAAAGTTGGTAGCCACATCTTTTTTGTATAGGTTTTGGAAAAAATCCGAATGGATATTAAAATTATATTTGTGCACTGCCGTATTTGTGTTGATGATTATTACTTCTATGGGTATTTTTGGATATCTTAGCAGTGCATATCAACAATCATCTATTAAGTACAATTTGATGATAGAGAGCATTTCAGTATTAGAAACACAGAAAAAACAAGAACAAGTTAAGATTAATGATGTTAAATCACGTATCGAATCATTATCTACTCTTAGAAAAACTCAAGAATCTCGTTTGAATGAACTTAACAACAACGCATTATTAGCCAGAAACCCTATACAGTTTCGTCAAGTTCAAGATCAAACTATGGAATTGATCGATCAAACCGATAAAAATATAAAAACTGAAAATGATAAATCCTCGGTATATTCTGCCAATGTTGATGGTATAGATAAAAAAATATCGGAAATAAAACTAAACAATGCTTCCAACAAAGATATTCAGACATTTAAGTTTGTTGCGGATGAATTGAAAGTGGATTTGAATACTGTGGTCAAATGGTTTATCATTGTGTTGATTTGTGTTTTCGATCCTCTTGCTGTAGCATTGATATTAGCATATAATATGGCAATAAGCAGAGAATATGAAATCTATAAGTCTGCTGATCAGGACGAAGAAAATAATACAAATAAAAGTGTAACCAAAGTGAGTCTTTCAGAGTCTAAGACAGAACTCACAGGTGTTGACAGTTTGGTTGAAAAATACGATACCAACAAAGACGGTGTAATAGATTCAACTGAAAGTGTTAACATTTCGTCAGAGGACAAAGTAAAAATGGAAAACAAAGGCGACGAGTTTTTCAAAAGATATTTTTCACATAGATAAAGTTTTTTTTGTGTTTACATACATTGATACTATTTAACTTTATTAGTTTTAGTAACAACGAACAAAAATCGAATATTGTATGTATTTATGAGTCAAGATGAAATATGTGAAATTGTACAACTATTGAAAGATTCTAAATCTACAAAAGATTGGGATTTAGTAGATGAAGCGTTAATGTATCTTACAAATTATTGTAGTGAATGTGAGGAAGAGACAGACGATGACGAAGAATGAACTATGATTATATTATTGTCAATACTGTTGGGAATATCAGTAACTCTATCAATCGTGCTTGGTTATATCATATATAATTGTCAAAATAAGATTGACATTTATGAACAATGGATAGTAGAGTTTAAAGATGATGTCAACGATGTTTATCAAGAATTGAAAGTTGTTGATGACAAAAACATCTTCGAAAAAGATGATGACGTTGGCGTGATTTTTTCTGAGTTATATAAAATAATGGAAAAACTCAACCAAAGGATTGAATCCAATGTCAAAAACCAAAACCAAAACCAAAGTTAAAAAGAAATTGAATACATCAGTTACTACAAAACGTGGTCTTAAAAAGAAGATCAAGAAAATCATATCCAAAACAAAGAAACGTGAAGTTAAAGTCGTTTCTAAAAAAATCAAAAAGGAAAAACCAGTTGTTGTAGAAACACCAGTTTCAATAGAAGAACCAATCGAAATTGAAATCGATGTTGATGCTGTTTCTACTACAAAGACAAAGAAAAGAAAAACCAAGGAAAAGATGTATTTTACATCTGACACCGAGGACGCAATCAAATTGTATAACGAATCTGACGATCAATCTATCAGAAACGACATTTACAATTCACGTATCAAATACGCATTTGAAAAGCTTGTTGAAAATGTTTTCAATACGTTCAAGTTTTGTTATTTTGAAACAAGTCCGATGGAAATACAAAAAGAAACTGTAGCTCATTTGGTTGCCAATATTCACAAGTTTGAAAGCGGCAAAGGAAAAGCATTCAGTTATTTTAGCATTATTGCCAAGAACTATTTGATTTTTCATAACAACAGTAACTACAAGAGATTTAATCAACATGTTGAAATCGGCGACGACAATGGAGAAAACACATGCAAATTGCAACACGAAGATTCTCATTACAAAAACGAGGAAAATCGTGAGTTTCTTGACATGATGGTATCTTTTTGGGAAAAGAATGTAAGTCGTATTTTCACTAAACAACGTGATATTAATATTGCCAATGCGGTAATTGAATTGTTTAGAAATAGTGATCGTATAGATGCATTCAACAAAAAGGCTCTATATTTGTATATACGTGAAATTTCTTCATGCAAAACTCAACAGATAACCAAGGTTATCAATCGCATGAAAAATTATCAAAATAACATCACCAGATCGTATGTAGATACTGGAAAACTATAACAATCTAACAAATAAAATAAGTAAAACCACTCCAAAAGGGGTGGTTTTTCTATTTATACACAAACATATCTACATATGGAAAATGATATTGAAATATATAAAAACAAAAAGTTCTCTGATTTGTGTAAGGATATAGTCAAAAACTCTGAAAGTACACGTGATCAGTTGGACATATTGATTAGCGATTTACGTGGATTGATTAAGACGGCAAATGACGCTTTGTTGATTGTACCTATGATACGAGAATATTTTGATGTACAAGTTAAAAACGACGAAGCACTTGTTAAATTAGCTGCGGTAATACAAAGAATTATCAGTAGAAACGCAATGGGCACCGACTCAAATGGTATTGAAACGTTTTTGACAGAAGAAGAAAAACGTCAAATCATGCAAGAAATCAATGACATTAAAACAACAACACCTGTCATCAAAGTAAAATGAGTATCAATTCTCCCATAGCAATGGACTCGTCAAAAGATGTAAATCTTTTGGCAACAAAACGTGACATCAAGTTTTTATTGACGGATTTGCCGTCCAACATGCAGTATGAACCTGCGGTGGTGTTGGACATTATTCTTGATCAAACACATCCAGAAATATCAGAAAACGGTCACTATCTTGATTCAGATCAATGGCCTGAAAATTTTACTGGCGAAAAACCCGTAATAGATGATTTTGATTATACATGGATAGGAAGAGCCAAAATTCGATTGTTGTTTAGTCAAACAACACTACCAAAAGAAGGATTGTCATGGGCACTTCCATTGGAAAACAATGTATCAGAATATCCATTGGTAAACGAAATTGTAGGTGTTGTTCGTTACATGGACAATTTGTATTATACCCGTAAGATAAACTATAAGAATTTTGTCAACAACAACGCTGAAATTGCATTTGAACAAACATATGGTGCCAACATGGGCAATCGTGAAGAATACAAAGATGGCAACGAATTGTTTGTTGACTATAAAGGCCCCGTTACAAAATTGACATTTGACGGTGGTTATGGGTTCGAAGGAGCACTTGGACGGTATTTCATGGGCAACCCCAACATACGGTCATTAAAGCGATTTGAAGGAGATACGGTGATTGAAAGCCGATTTGGATCCTCAATTCGATTTGGTGCATATGATGATGTACGTGAAAACGACAAAGCATACGACGATAAAAATAACTTTCCGGGATACGATGATTATAAAATAGGCAAAGGTCAAATGAATAATTTCTTTGCCGGTAAATTTGAAGTAGGCGGTGGCAATCCCATGATTTTGTTACGCAATCGTCAACGTCCATTAAAAAAGACAAAGCCAATAAAAATTCACGACAAACTTCCAACTATTGAACCAATTGATCCTGAAGATACGACACATCCAGAGAAAAATACCGGCGGATATATGTTGGAAGATATAAATAATGATGGAACATCTATACACATTACATCAGGTTGTACTATATCTCAGTTTGTAACTACATGTTACAAAAAGATGTTTAGTTTTGATGCATTAGAAGAAGTGGAAGCATTTTGTCCAAATGGTGCTACTGACTTTCTATATCCTACACTCAATAAAGATCAATTGATTCTCAATACTGATAGAATAATTTTAAGTTCTCGTTTGAGTGAAACATTTCATTTTTCTAAAAAACGATATGCTATTGTAACTGATGATGAATATACACTAGATGCACATCGACAAGTTGTTATTACCACACATGAAAAAACGGTTATCAACAGTCCCGCTATTTATTTGGGTGAATATAATCAAACCGGCGAACCAGCCATGCTGGGACAAACAAGTATCGACTGGTTGTTTGATTTATGTGAATGGTTACGAACACACGTACACTGGTATCATCACAGTCATCCAGACGCAGGTGGTGCTGATCCAAACTTTACACAAACACCTGTTCAAGTGGATGAATTGACCAAATTGGAAGAAAGACTCGACAAATTGTTGAGTCGTAGAGTGTTTTTAACAGGCGGTGGATATGCGCCAGGACAAGATGGTGCAGAAATAACTGATGGTGCGCAGCCGGTGGTTATTAATACTATTACAGGACAAGGTGTGCCGGGCGGGTACAACGTATTTGATAGAAGATACAGAAGAGAGGTTGGTAATTTAACAACACAAAACCAGGCACCACCAAATCAATTCAATTTATTTCAGTCAATTGTGGATTTTGCAGTACGTGAATTTACATTGTTGTCATCAGGCGCAACTGTAAATACGCCGCAAAACGATAACAATCAAAACAATAATAATATATCTCTTCAACAAATTGAGGATTTTATAGTAAGTAAATTTACATTTTCATCAGGCGCAACTGTAAATACGCCGCAAAACGATAACAATCAAAACAATAATACACCTCGTCAACAATAACATAGATTTTGATACAAGATAGTATCATTTTATAGTACAAACTTTAATATTTAATATTATTATGAACAAAGATTCTCTAAGACAGTTGATCAAAGAAATGGTACGTGAGGAAGTAAAACAAGTTCTTCCACAAATCATGGCGGAGATTTTCACTTCCAAATTGAATGAAACACAGTCCAAACCAATTGAGACACCACAAAAACGTGTGGTTTCACCTGTTTCGTTACAACCACCTAAGAAAGAGTTCAAATTGTTTACCAAAAACGAAGCTCTCAACAAGGCGTTGAACGAGACTGTGGGCGGTGTTCCACAAGAGGGTTCTATGGTATCTTCACATTTTTCATCAACACCATCTGTAATGGATCATATTAACGAAGCACCTGCGCCGGTGGCACAAGCATTGACCAAGAATTATTCGGCCTTAATGAAGGCAATTGACAAAAAGAAGTCTTCTGGATCAATTGGTGGTGGATCCGTATCGATGATGTAATATGGCAACATTGTATCCAATTGGGTTGACATTACCTATTCAAAATGGAAACGGTGGATTTTTTCAACAAACCATTTATACGTTAGAACAGGTAAAAACTAATATTATCAATTTGTTAAATACAAAAAAGGGAGAACGTCGAATGCAACCAACATTCGGACATTCACTCAACAATTTTGTATTTGATCCAAATGATGCTACATTACCACAACGTGTAAAACAGTCATTGACATCCGACATTACTTTTTGGGTTCCTATGGCTACAATACAAAGTATTGATATTAAAGTTTTAAAAAAAGAAGATATAGATATTTATAGATTATACATTAATATGGTCATTTTAGTGAATAATGATGAAGCTAAAATTGAAATGTTTTTGGAAAACAATTAACTATGGCCACAATCACACAAAAAACATTCAAACCGTTGACAAATAAGGATATCTCTTATTTGAACCGTGATTTTTCACAGTTCAAAAGAAATTTGATTGAATACACCAAAACTTATTTTCCAAAGAACTATCAAGATTTTTCCGATTCTTCACCGGGAACCATTTTTATTGACATGGCAGCATATGTAGGTGACGTTTTGTCATTTTATTTGGATCAACAATTCAAAGAAAGTCTTTTTCCATATACAGAAGAACGTAAAAACGTTTTGGCATTATCTAAGTTTCTTGGATATAAACCCAAGGTTTCACGTCCATCATTAACCAATTTTGATGTATATCAGTTGATACCATCTGTTAAAAACAGTGAAGGTGAATATGTTCCTGACAACAAATATGCGTTGAGAATTAGACCGGGAATGCAGTTAATCAACAGCAATGGTGTGTCGTTTGTTACCAACGATGTAATTGATTTTTCGTTGGATACAACCAATTCTCCCAGAGAAATAACTGTTAGTACCCGTGATGATTATGGTATTCCACAATTCTTTTTGGTTAAGAAAACTGTGGGCGGTATTTCTGCTCAAATTGTTACCAAAACATTTATTGTAAACGAAAGTGTTTCATACTACAAAATAGCATTGGATGAAAACAATGTATTGGAAATTTTAGATGTACGTGATCAAGATAATGTGCCGTGGTACGAGGTTGAATATTTGGCACAAGATATTGTGCTTACTTCCTATGAAAATACCTCGTTGAACGATGATAGATACACTCAGTATCAATCATCTGTACCTAACATCATCAAATTGTTGAGAACACAACGCAAATTTGTAACTGGTATTGATTCCAACAACTTGACATATTTGGAATTTGGTCCCGGTAATGAAGGCGTAAACGATGAAATTGTAATACCATCTTCAGAAATTTTGGGTGTAAGTTTGAGCAATTTGAACACTCTCAACATATCTTTAGATCCAAGCAACATCATCAATTCGGATTCTTTCGGTGTATATCCAAAACGTGGTACACAGTTTACCATTAGATATTTGGTTGGTGGTGGTGTTACAGCCAATAGTCAAATAGGTGACATTAAAAATATTGTGAGTGTAGAATTTGAAAACGACATCACCATATTGTCAACCGCTGAACAAAATCTATTTCAAGTGGTACGAAATTCATTGGCCGCTGAAAATAATGTACCCGCTGTGGGTGGAGAGGGTCCAGAATCAAGCGACGAAATTAAACAAAATGCCACCGCTTTCTTTTCTGCTCAAAATCGTGTTGTAACGGCAGATGATTATATTGCAAGATGTTATTCAATGCCTGCAAAATACGGATCTGTGGCTAAAGTCACTGTGATATCAGACAACAATTTGAATGCAAATTCTATTGTGGATGGTCAATTGACACAAAATAATGAAGTTATTAGTAATCGTCAAATCAGTGGGAATCTTAAAAATCCGTTTTCAATCAATTTGTATTTGTTGTCATATGATCAAAACAAAAACCTAACTAAACCAAATATGGCGTTGTTGCACAATTTACGTCAGTATTTGAACAGATACAGAATGATGACTGATGGTATCAATTTGATTGACGGATATATCATCAATGTGGGTATTGATTTTAAAATAGTTACATACAACAACTTCAATAAAAAAGAAGTGCTTTCAAATTGCATACAATCAATCAAAGACTTTTTCAATATTGATTTGTGGGGATTTTCACAGCCAATCAATTTGAGTCAATTGGAATTGGAAATCGCAAGAGTGGAAGGAGTACAATCAGTTGCATACTTAAAGATCAACAATCTTACATCAAAAGATGGATCATATTCTCCGGTGGAATATAACATAGATGCTGCAACTGTAAACAAAATAATTTATCCATCATTGGATCCTTGTGTATTTGAACTCAAATATCCAGATGTAGACATAAAAGGAACCGCAGTCTAATATGCATACTTTTATTTTTCCAAGCAAAGACACATTTATCACAAATATCAACGGATTGAGTGATAGAAACTTTGGTATTGATGAGTTGATTTCTGTAAACGCAGTTTCAACTCCAATACGAAGTGTTTCACAATATCAAACAGGCAGTTTGGACGTAAACAATCGTTCGATTGGCAATGTTGTTAATTTTAAAGGAACCGCATTCGCTTATTTGTCAGGAAGCACTGTCAATATAACAGTTCCAGAAAATTCCACAGAAATAGTAATTTCATATGGTTCAATCAGTGGATCTATCAATCCATCAGGTTGTTCGTGTGCATCATTTGAAACATCATTGTTTGATGGTGATATCACAGGAAGTATAAATGGATATGTTTATTCTGCTACACTTAATGGAACTACATATACAACCCAATCAATAAACTTAACCGATGTTAGTGGAAGCGTGACTGGATTGTCAGGTAGTTTGTCGGGTTCATGTGTTCAAGGAACGGTGTCTGGTAGTTACTTGGGAGTAACAACACTATTTACAGGTAGTTTAGATGGATACTCAGGTGAGTTGACAGGAGATATTAGTGGAAGTTATGTTTATTATAATCCACGTATCACATTTAAGTCATACACAAAATATAGTCGTGCCATGATCAAATTTGATATTTCATCAATATCAAGTTCGATTTCAAATGGTGATATTGTTGATCCTAAGTTTGTTTTGAACATGCGAGTTCTTGAACAATCTGAAGTACCTTTTGATTACAAAGTGTATGCATATGCTGTGAGTCAGAGTTGGGAAATGGGCGATGGTCGTTATGCTGACGGTGGATCACCTACTGGTGCAAGTTGGTTGTACAGAGATGAAGACAACGGAACTGAATGGTATGATATTTTTCCTACAACTGATGTATACAATTATTTAGACAACGAAAGCAATAAACAATATGCATTTAGTAACGGTGGTGGTACATGGTATTACAGTGTTCCTACATCATCGTTGATTCCTACAAGCAGTTTTTGTTCTACTCTTGTTACTGGTAGTTCATTGATTATGTCTCAGAGTTTTTCGTATGAACAATCTGATATAAAAATGGATGTAACTCCAATAGTGAAATCATGGATCTGTGGATGTGTACCTAACGAAGGATTTATTTTGCTTACATCTGAAGAACTAACAGAATATTCATCGGCAAACAGTAGATTGGGTTTTTATAGCAAAGAAACCAATACTATATACACTCCATTTTTGGATGTAGTATATGATGATAGTGAGTTTGCTACTGGCAGTTTGGATCCTATATCAGATGATACTCAATTAGCCGTAGTGTTAAAAAATGTCAAAAAACAATACAAGAGTGACAGTTTGGCAAGAATCAATGTTTTTGCTAGAGAACGTTTTACACTCAAGAATTTTGTTAAAGGTACACAACAAAGTCAACATTTGACTCCAAAGTATTTGCCGGTAGAAACGTATTATTCGATAAAAGATACTGAAACCGAGGAAGTATTGATTGATTTTGATGAAGGTTCCAAGGTGAGTTGTGACAACAACGGCAATTATTTTATATTGGATATGTCAGGTTTGCCTCAAGAAAGATATTTCAAGATTTTGATAAAAACTGAAATAAATGGTACTGTTGAAGTATTTGACAACAATACATATTTTAAAGTTGTACGATGATAACAGAAACACAAAATGAATTTAAAAGAACCGGAAATTACGTTAACAGTTTTGACGAATTTGGTAATATCGTCATAGTTGATGACGCAGAAAAGTATTTTGCAGTTACATTGTCACCAGAAACATATACGTTTGATTCGGTCACTAAAATATACGATGTTACCATCAAAGAGTTTAAGGATGTTGTAAGACCAGTTAATGCACAAGTGAGTGTGTTGCAATCTGAAAAACAACAACTTGAATCTGCTATCGATACATTGACTAAACAACTCAACGCTGTAAACATCAACGATTCAGAGAAACAATCATTGATTGATGCAAGTAAAAACGTTATTATACAGTTACGTATTAAGGTTGGTGAAGGTAAAAAGACAGATGATTTTAACACCGCATTTCCATATTTGCCACTAAAATCAGAACAAGCTGTTCAATCTGATGCATCAAGTCAAGGATTGGGGTCCAATTCAACTGCAACTGCTGCAACATCAAATTCATCAACGACTACATCATCAGATACAACAAATAACAATCCTGCTTTGACAGGAGTTGCACCGTCAACAAATCAGTGTCAAACACAAGCGGATCTTCAGTTGGTTCCTGAGACAGATTTGACTGTTAAAGCACCATTACCATCGCCACCGCCTGTAATTGTTGTTCCACCTGCACCAGCGTTGCCTATTGCTCAAAAAGCTGTGGTTATAGCAACAACTCCTCCACCAACGATCACAGAAATGCAATTGATTGAAACAAAAACAGTAAAATGTGGTGGGTCTGTGACTAACACTTTGATTAAAGCCGGACGGTATGTTGTATATGTTGATCTTGGAAATGTAATTGGCAGTGTTAAGTTTGAAAGTGACCCATATTCGGTGCCAGATAGATTTATAGTTGAGTGGGACAATCAAGTGGTTGTAGACACCGGTTATCGTGGAAGTAGTAATTCTTTTGCAGAACTACAACAGTCATTGAAACAGTTTGGTTTACCTTCTGCCAATATTGTTGGAGAAGGTTATTCATCATTTACATTTGAAAAGACCAAAGAAACGCCATCGGTTGCGACTGTAACTGTTTTGTGTCCTATAAACATTACTGGTTGGTCTTTTACTATGGGTTGTGTTGTTCCAAAGGTTGATCCGGTGGTAACACAAATAATACAACAACGTCGTGATGGAACTGGGTCAAATCGTGGTACTGATATAGGTGGAGGTTGTCCAGCTGCATGGCAGTTAATGTACACAAAAGAATTGGGTATTATACAAGCTAAAGATATCAAGGTGGGTATGCATCTAAAAGATGCTGAACACAATGTTTGGAATCGTGTAAATGTTGCTTATTTACAGATCGCACCTATTTATAGAGTAGATATTGGCGGTGAAGTATTTGATGTAGATCATAGTCACCAATGGTATATAGGAAACGAGCGGTGGGTAAAAGTCACTGATTTAAAAGTTGGAGATTATGTAGAATCGTCTGACAATAGAAAAGTGGTGGTAAACAGTGTAGCATTGTTGGGTGAAGGCGAATATATGCACATGAACGTTGAACGTGAACGATACATTATGGGAACAAACATTATAGGACACAACGCCAATCAAGTTACGTTTTTGGCTAGAAAAAAATAATCTATGGCGTATCCCTTTCCCACAACCACGGATTTTACAAATCAGGTAAATAGTTCTTCTTATTTGCCATCAGATATTTCGTCGTTGATGAAGTCAGATTCATCGTCAGAAAAGTTTTTTGGTTCTCAAGTTGATGATTATATTGAAATGTCCGTTTTTGATTCTTCAAACAATTTGCTCGTTTGGAATCCTATTGTTCAACCGGAAGTTTATAACAATAGAGTAATAGAATATCAAGATTTGCAAAACAACACCAACCGTGTTGAGTATAAAGAGTTTATCACCAGCTTTGTATTGTATCAAAATTCCAAAATTTTGTTGACACCAAAACAAGATTTGGAAAACGTGGGCGTTCAAAATGGAAGTTACAAGGTGGTATATAACTTTCAATCAAACATTGTGGGTGCATATAATAAACAATGTTTTTTAATCAAACAAGTATCAGCCAACAGACAAGAAATCAAAACAACACTACTGTTGGACAAAGAAAACTTTACAGAACAAGACAAAGTAGATTTTCAGTCTGAATATGATTGTTTTGTCAATTCGAAGATTGAAGCAAGAGATATATTGCCAGATTTTAGCAATTACTTGAAGCAAACATATTTGTTGAATTTGATAAATTTGACTGATGACACCACACGTCAATCTTTTTCAGTGGGATATGGTATTGATACTTCTGAAGGATTATACAAGATTTTCAATGAAATTTATAACGGGTTTGTATTAAAGGCAACTGTACAAAACGGTTTGCCAAAAGATCAAAACTTTATTGGCATTTCTGACAACATCATGGTAATGTTGTATGAAAATTATGCAAAGTGCTACACATATCAAGAATATTCAAAGATTCTTGAATCGATAGTATCAGATGTAATTACCATCAAATTAAAATCAATTCACGACGTTGACAACACAGATACACAGGCATGTTTTGATTATTTGTTCAAAGTATTTAATATACAAATACAAGACTATTTGATTGCGGTATATAACGCATATATACTCAAATATGTTGGTCCGCTTAAAAACTCTATAAACTTTGGTAACAACGTATTTTTCAAGATTCTTAACCAACGTGTGTTTTCAGACGGAAGTTTGATAATCAAGTTGGAAAAACCATTGCCAAATACAATTGGTGTAAATGATACATTTTGGATCAGTAACACTTCGTTGGCACCTATCGTTCAAAACGTAGTATTGTTGACAACACCAAAATACAATACGTTTTTGATTAGACCAGCCAATGTCAATTTGAAAGTTAACGATAAACCAACGTCCAAATCCATCACAGTTCAATCAAGCGATTTAACATCAGATGACAACAACGTTGACATCACTTTAAAAAAACGTTATTCAAATAGTGATGTTGATTACACCAACTTTCAAAATTTCATAGTATATTCATCAGCAAAAACACGTATCATCATTTATCTCAACAAGTTGAAATCGATTGAATCTAAACTTGTATCAATTGATGAGTTGAATGCCAACACATATTCTGACATTTATACTGACAACAAAATCAAACAGTTGAATAGTGAAATCGACGAAATTAAACTATCATTCGATGGATATGAATATTATTTGTATACCAATCAATATTATAATAATGTTGAGAGATTTCCACAATCATACATTGATGAATCTGACGAATATGATTCAAATAACAGAGACAGTTTGATAAACAACTTGCCTGAGTATTTGCTGAAAGATGTAAGAAACGATGATTTCTTAATTTTTCTATCAATGATAGGTCATCATTTTGATAACATCTACGTTTACATTGATAAGTTTCCGATGTTGTCGTTTAACCAAACAACAAGCGAAACCAACATACCAAATAATGTGTTGGACGGTATGTTGGCATCATTTGGTTGGAACATGCAATCGTCGGTCAATGATGCTACATTGGAAAACAATTATTTGACGGGAACCAATTATGCGTCAATTGCAGACAAATCCAACATCGTCAACAATCGTATATTAAACAGTTTACCTGCTATATTGAAAGCAAAAGGTACTGTTGAAAGTGTGAATTTGTTGTTGAGTTGTTATGGTGTTCCAAGAAATATTATTGGTGTGAGAGAGTTTGGTTCATATTCTGATGTATCACAATCGCTGTATACATTCAACAAAAATGTGTATTTGTTGAACATGAACAACGAATCATATTTTACTACACCATATACTGCTTCAATACAAACTGTTGAGTTCAAGTTTGCATTTAGCAACAGATATAGCAAGAGTTACGGTCTTCAAAGCAAAATTGATTTGGTCAACAAGTATTCAAACGTATCATCGTCATCTGATTATAGAGTGTATGCCTACAAAGAAAATTATGCCAACAATGGTAGAATTGTATTTTCTGTGGGAAATGAAGTGTTGTCAACCAAGAGTTTGCCTATTTTTGATGGAAATGTATATAGCGTAATGCTTCGTAAAAACAACGCATCATCTGAATATACATCATCGAACAATATTAATTTGATACCAACTCAATATGATTTGGTAGTTGCAATCAACGATGAAGGTGAAAATAGATTAATATCAATAGATTCTGATAAATTTGGTTTTGATACAAACACTAAGTTTGTTGATGGATCAAATCCATATCTTCAGTTTGGATCAAATCAATTTAGTGGCTCAATTGATAAAGTCAATCTTTGGATTACTCCAATTTTATTGGATGACTTCAAAGAACATGCCAACAACTTCGATTCATATCACGAATCAACAAACAACATTCGTGAAAATTTATATTTTAGGTTAGGATACAACTATCCACGACCAATCAGCAACACTCTGCAAACATATGATTATGTGTACAAAGGAATCACTTTGACAGCCAATTTGTATAACATTTTGGTTGATCCATCTTTGTTGCCCGAAGTTACATATAATTCATTAACACAAAACATTGATTTGTATCAAGATACTTTGGATGCTCGAAAAATGTATAGTGGCAACTACTCTACTAGTTCTTTGTATCCTTATGCCAACATCTGTTTGGAAAACACATCATCGTTATTTCCATACAATTTTATTGAATACAACGTAAATCAATCATATCGAATTGCCAATTATGGACCAAATCGTTTGTGGAACAACAAAATTGCGGTACAAGATCAAGATGATTTGTCAGCACTGACACCATTTAGCAAAACAACTCAATATGGAAACAATATTGATTCACCGTTGGTTGGTATTGTTATGTCACCGGTTAGTAGCAAAAATGAAGAAATATTGAGATATTTTGGTGATACCAACGTCGTCAAAAAAATTGGAGATTCAAGATATGAATTTTCGTCAAGTTATGATGCATTGGAACAAATGCGAGCTGAATATTATTCGACCGGATCGCCATCATATTCTGGCAAAATTTTGTATCAAGAATTTACTAGTATTTATAAACTATACTTTGATTCTAGCATATTTGAATCGATTCGAAATGTAGTTGCTGCACGTAACACGTTGTTGACTGGTATTTTGATTGAACCAACAATTATTGAAAGAACCAAATTTCCATTAAAGCCAATAACCTCTGAGTTGATTGAAGAAAGTGTAACATTTACAAATTTAGTTACACAATCCGCTGAGAATGTTATGATTTGGAGAAATGATTTGTATCAATATCCAGATCAAAGTGTATTGTATCAGTATACAGACAAAAATCCAATTGACGCAACTCCGGTTGATGTTACTCATATTTTAAACACCAATTTTCAAGGAAATTATATTGATGATGTTTCGTCTATAGTGGAATTAAATCGTTGTGGTGAATTGTATATATCATCTACAGATGTTGTACAAACTTTGTTTGATATAGTGACGAATGGTCAAGTTACTGAATCAGTTCCACACTATGTGTGGATGTCTCCTTATAGTGCATCGATTGAAACCATCGATCAACAAGGAAACGTAGAATCGTATTACAAGGTTTTACAACAAATGATAATTACTCCAGTAAGTAATTACAATACATTAGATAGAACAAATTTGATACCATATTTTGGATGTACTCAAAACAATTTGGCTCATAGAAATAATCTCAATAGATCTGGTTATTACAAAGTGATATCAGATGATGGTAAGAAGTTTGGATATTTTGTTAAATCAAAACAAATATCGACGTATACTGTTGATTTGTGTGGAAATCCCGATAAATCAGAACCGGTAATAAGCACAATTGTAACTAACACTTCTGTATCTACCAACAATAATGGTGTTTTGACTGTTCAATAAAAATAATAAATAAAAAACACAGATAAATCAATACTTATACACAAAGACTTATATGGCATACGTAGACAATACCACCATTACTGTAGATGCAGTGTTAACTAAAAGAGGCAGAGAGTTACTTGCACAAACTGGTAACCTAAACATAACTGCGTTTGCATTGGCAGACGATGAAATTGATTATAATTTGTACAATCCTAATCATCCACAGGGTAGTGCATATTATGATTTAGCTCTAAGAAATACGCCGGTATTTCAACCATTGTCTGATGAAACACAGTCTATGAAATACAAGTTGGTAACGTTGGCACAAGGTGTTACGTCAATACCAATTGTTAGTTTGAATATTCAGTCAATTGATCTTCAAAAAGACAACAAGTCTGACAATATTATTTCTCCAACAACCAATCCAGCTTACAACCTCACGTTGGGATATACAGCTATTTTGTCAAACAAAAAGGTTGGTACATTGATTGTTGATCAAGCCAACTCTATAAATAGTGCTACTAGCACCGTTCCTACTTTTGCATCTGATTTGATATCAACAACATCGCAAGTTGTAGTAGGAAATAGGTTCAAGTTTATTCCAAACACGTCATTGACTACCACTACATCAACTTCAATTACCGTAATAGGAAATGAAAGTGGTGGATCGATTACTATACCAGTAACAGTAAGAATTTCTTAATTTTATGATTTATAAGCAATTTGAACAAGCTGATATTGTAGTGGGAAGATTGATAAAAGTATCATCTGGCTTTTTTGACGATGGTAGTACGACAATCGATCAAAATTTATTGAACAGTAGCAGTTTACAATCAACTATATCAGGATCCAATAGATTTGATGCATACAATGGATATTACTATTTGGATGTATATCCAAGCTCTGTTACAACCAGTTCAGCAGAAAATCTTTTTAGTATTGCGTATGGAAATACAAACGGTTATGTTACTGGATATGACGAGTACAACAATATTCAACTTCGTCAAACAAAAGCTATTTTTACTCAATACACCAACGAATTGAATAATAGTGAAAATTTTTCTGTTAAAAGTCAATTAGCCGGTGGTTCTGTAACAGTAAGCACATTGTCAACTGATTTTGTTGCGTTGACGTTCAATTCACAAAAAGTTAAAGATCAAATTGATCCGGGACAATTTCAAATAACTCTCGCAAGTACAGGCAGTTCTGAAAATATTATTGTAAAACTAATTGATGATTCTGCTGTTGTAGCATCAAGTGGTTCTGCTGCTTATTACAATTTGGTGTTGGGTAATTATGATACGACCACTGGTCAGGCAAAATATTGGGATACAAGTGAAGGTGAACCATCAACCGGAAGAATTACTTTAGCATCTGGTGGATATACAGGTACTACGTTTTCAAGGTATTTTGATCTTCCTATTGGTTTGGTTTATCCAAAAGCCGGTGTAGTAATTTTAAATGTTGAGTTTTTAAGAAGAATTGGTTGTATTACAAACTCAGCATACACTGCCAGAACTACTGTTCCTGATGGAACATCTGCAACGCCAGATATAAAACAACAAACATACGACGCTATAGCAAATAACGATGGAATTACAAACGGTTCTTACAAACAATATTTGAAAGTACGTAGATCTGAATTTGTTCCATCACGTCATTATTTTGTACGTGTAAAAAATAGAGATTTTAACTACACAAACAATCCGACGTTTACTTATCAAACCGCATCAAACACTAACCAACGTGGTGATATTAAACAAACAGAGTTTTTGACAGATCCTAAAGTTTATCCAACCAGTGTAGGATTGTATAACTCAAATAATGAACTTGTTGCAGTAGCCAAGTTGAGCAGACCTGCACAAAAAACATTCTCAAATGAATTGTTAATCAAGGTTCGTTTGGATTTTTAATCGAATGATTAAGTCTATACAATCAGATGAAATCTTTAATACACCGTTTATTTCGAACAAGTCATGGGCACTAAATGCTACCAGTTCGATTCAAACGGTGGAAGAAGGTTATTTTGTAAGTAGTAGTTATCTTTTTTACGATTCAGCATCTGCTGCAAAGTTTGGTCAAACACCAGCTGACCAAAATAACAACGGTACGTACAAAAGATTGGTTTATCAACTAATTAAAAATTCTTATTATAACGATAACATAGCACAATCTTTTGGTTTGGAAACAACTGATGCTGACAAAGTGTTTAAAGTGTTACAAAACACGTGTGTACGTATTACTTTGCCACGCATATATTTTGGAGAATCAATACAAACAGATTCGGTAGTCATTTACGATTATTCCAAAGACAAAGATTATACATTGTATGATGACACATATGGTAATTTATATGTAGATGGTACACATTTTATAAATTACGTTGATGTCAAATCTAAAGCACCTACAACTACGTTTACAAACGGAACGGTTGGTCCTGTAACTTTGTTTGGACACAAAGCAGAAGCACACGGAATATATGCTGCAATAGGAAATCCAAATCCTCAGTATGAAAACCAAAACGGTACAGGCAGTGTTGATGTATATCGTTTTAATGCCGCAGAAGGAATTTATACCTATTATGGTACCGCACAGTCAATGAAAGCATCCAATACATCGGGTACATCAGGTACCGGTGGAACATTTGGTACCGGTGGAATATCTGTTATACGAGATGGTTATGGATTGTCATTTGACGTTCATAACAACGTTTTTGTGGTTGGCGATCCATATTTTTCTGGGTCTTATAATGGAGTAACATATCCATATAAAAGTCTGGTTGACGTTTATTTGCTCAATCCAACTTCATCTGCAGCTAATGTTCTTGCTGGATCTTTATTTTCTGCAACAAAAGTAAACTCGCCGATCAATACAGATTATAACACATTTGGTAATAGTGTGTCATTAAATAATAAATATTTGGTTGTTGGTGCAAATGGATACAATGATGGCACAGTTTACGTTTACAGTTACACTACTAGTTCTCTCAATACTATATCAATTTCAGCATCACCTACCACAGTGATTAGTAGTATCAGATCCGGAAAGTCCTTTGGTACTACAGTGTGTATTGATAAATCCGGATCCAATTCAATATTGATTGCTGAAACATCTTCATTAGAAAATCCACAAGTTTATTTGTTTGAAAGCGCATCTGGTGGTTGGTCGTTGACACACACTTTTTCATCAGTGACTGGTTCACAAAATGTACCGTTTGACAACATTCAATCATACAATTATGTCAAAAATTCATATGATAAGTTTGGTCACGATATTCGAATACATGGAAATACGATTGTAATTGGAGCACCAGAAGATGCAAGTTACTATGAATATAGTGGATCCACTACCCAACACAATCGTGGTGCTGCATACATTTATAATAAAACAGACTGTCCAATAAACTCGCCAGATACCAGCGGTATTTATGTTAGTGCATCACAACACTATTGGGATTTAATTGAAAAATATATTGGTGATGATTATACAATCAAAGACAACAAACTGGGATGTTCTGTTGATGTATTCAACAACAAAGTATTGATAGGATGTGTATCTTCTAGCAACACTTTAGCAACAAAAGCAAATGTATCTAGTTCAATCAGTCAATCATTTGACGATGTAAATCTTTTTAATGGTCAATATGTTTTGTTAGAAAAAACAGGATCTGTTGTAAGTGCGGTGACATATGACTATAAGAAAAAGAGTATAGGTTATCCTTATATGTCATATGGTTATGATGTTGCGATTAGTGAAAAATGCGTAGTAATAGGATCGCCGTTTGTAGTTTCAGATTTTACATCTAGCAATTCGTTTTTAGTGAGTCCAACTGTTGCACAATCTGATTTGACCAATATGTGTGGACATGCTTATATTTCTACTATTGATTCATTACGTACAAATTACCATGCGGGTAATGTATTTTATAGAAATGGTGAAATTGTATTATCAAATACAGGATCACAGTTTCAAAACATTTTCAAAACCAATGATACAAATCAGTACAAATATGATTTACAATATGATGGTAAAGTAACAATCAACGAACGTTCTGTTATTTGTGTTGTAAATCCTGGCGAGTTTAATGTCAGTACCAATTCTACTGCACTTAATGTTACACGTCCTACGTTTGATTTGTTTGGTGATGGTGAAACTGATTTTAGAGATATCAATTTGATTTTGTTGTATATTACCGATGTTAACACGCCGGGAAATCCAAATTTTGAAGATGACAATACTTTTTGGACACCATATGTAATTGAAAACGAATCTGAACAAAGTTTGTTGGATTACTATAAGAGTTTGTATGAATATGGACAATATACATTAAAACTTGAATACTCTTATTATAAACCACGATTGGTTAGTTTGGAGTCTCAATTTGATTTTGATGGTGATGGAAAAGTATCACTAAATGATGCAAAAATATTGTGGAAATTCTTTATCAATAGACTTGATATTGATACATACAATAAATTGTTGAATCCATTTTCTACCAGAAAAACACTATCAGATGTGGTGTTTTATTTGACTTCAAAGATTTCAAAGTATTCTACAACCAATGGTATACCAACCATTGATTCTGAGTTTGAAAACTATCAGCAAAGCGCATCATTGGACATTACTGGTTCATATTTGGCACCATATATTACCACCGTGGGACTATATAGTGACTCTGATTTGGTGGCAGTTGCTAAATTATCTACACCCATAAAGAATACTGGTGAATATCCACTAAATTTTTTGATTAAATGGGACGTATAACCATATTTATAATTAAATATAAAAGACTATGCCAACCCCAGTAGATAGAAAATCTTTAACTACATCTCTCGAAGATAGATATAACACTCAAAAGGCCGGTGGATCCTTTGATGCTAAAATTGCAAATACCAACAATATGATTAAAGGTTTGCAAGGATCGATGGGTTATTCGAATCTTTCAGTGGCATTGACAATTGAACCGGGATTTACAACTGGAATGGCCACAAACAAGCAAGAAAATTTCAAAAACAAGGTTTTGGGAGATGCTAAAAATCCGGGCGCCGGATTTTACAGAGTGACTGATACTACAAAGTATAAGCCTTAATAAAAATAAAAATAAGTTATGACATTAGGATTGGATGCTAGCACATCTACCGTTGGATGGGCAGTTTCAAACGACGGTAAGATAGTTGATGCTGGATTTTTAGATATATCACATTTAGAGACTTTGAAAGAAAAGTCTTTTTTTGTTTTGCACTTTTTAAAGTCCACGATATATTATGATCAAATCACCAATATCAATTTGGAAGCTGCGTTGAGTGGATTTGCGGGTGGAAGAACCAGTCAACAAACCATCATTAAATTAGCAAGATTCAATGCAGTATTTGAGTATATCATTTCAGAAGAAACCAATATTAAGATCAGTTTGTGTCATGTAAACACCATGCGTAAACAGTTGTTTGGAAAGGCCAGAGTCAAAGGCATGAAGTCCAAAGATTTTGTGAAAGCCAATATTGTCAACTTTTTTGATGTGTCAAAATACGATAAAAAGAAGAAAAAGGGCAGTTGGGATGAACGTAACGGTGACATGTACGATGCGGTGGTGGCTGCATTGTTTACAGAAGAACAAAATAAAAAATTGATAAAGTAGTGTGTGTATGATATTGTTGACTGAATGTTGTTACATCAGGAAACAGTCGTATCAATTTTAAACAAAGCACTCAATCAGTCTGCCAAAATTCGTAAGGGCACTGATGCTGTTTATTATTGTCCTGTTTGTAAACATTATAAAAGAAAGCTGGAAATCAACATGATAACCGGCAAATATCATTGTTGGGTATGTGGTTTGTCTGGCACTTCTCTTCGAACCTTGTTTAAAAAGTTGGGATTGTCCGGCGAATATTTGGGTCAAATTTACCACAATATAGATACCTTTCGTAAACTGCCTCAAACTGACATTGAAGCCATTTTACAGTTATTCTCTGACGAACAACAACAAGAAGTTGTACCGTTGACTCTTCCAAAAGAGTACAAATCATTTTATAACGATGAAATTGGTTTGTGTGGAAAACACGCTTTAAAATATTTGAAAAGTAGAAATATTACAAAATACGATATTCTTCGTTATAACATTGGATATTGTGAAAGAGGACAATATCAAAACAGAGTGGTAATACCTTCGTATGATATATCAGGACAGCTCAATTTTTATGCCACACGAAGCATTTTTGACGAATCTAAAATAAAATATGTCAATTGTAGCTCATCCAAAAACATTATTGGATTTGAAATGTTTGTGGATTATAATCAGCCATTAACTTTGGTTGAAGGATCGTTTGATGCTATTGCCATAAAAAATAATGCAATACCTTTGTTTGGAAAAACATTATCAAATAAGTTGAAATCGTCGTTGCTTGGTAATAAAGTCAAACAAGTCAATATTGTTTTGGATAACGATGCTTTAAAAGATTCGATTCGTATTTGCGAGTTTATGATGAAAAATGGAATCGAAACAAAATTGGTTAAACTAAATGGAAAAGATCCATCTGATATCGGTTTTGAAAATACATGGCAAATGATTGAAAACACATCTGTGTTAGACTTTGAATCGTTGTTTCGACTAAAATTGTCTACCTAAATTACATGAATACCACCAAATTAAACTGTGATATCACAAAGTTCACAAATATTCTGCACATTGCAGATATTCACATTCTGTTGACCAAACGTCATACTGAATACAAAGAAGTCTTTACAAATTTGTACAAGGCTATTGAAAAGACTCCCGATTCCACTGCGGTTTGTGTAGTTGGAGACGTTTTTCACAACAAAAGCGATCTGAGTCCCGAATGCGTTGAAATTGCGTCAAAGTTTTTAAAGGCTCTAGCGGATCTTCGTCCAACAATTTTGACTGCGGGCAATCATGATGCAACTTTGGCCAATAAAAATAGATTGGATAGTTTGACTCCGATTGTTAATGCATTGAAACACTCCAATCTATTTTATCTAAAAGACACAGGTTTGTATCAACTCGGAGATATTTTGTTCAATAACTTTTCGGTGTTTGACGAACATTCTCCTGAAAATTACATAAAGTTTTCTGATATTCCCAAGATTTATGTTAATAACGCTTCTTATATTATTGGATTGTATCATGGACCAGTTGATAGTGCCGTGACAGATATCGGATATAAAGTGACAAGTCATACCAAAAACGAATTGTTTGATGGACATCAGATTATTCTATTGGGTGATATACATCGTCATCAAGTTCTTCAAAACTATCACGTCACTAGTGAGAATGTTCGTAAACCAGCTGTCGTGTATTCTGGCTCGTTGATTCAACAGAACCACGGTGAGGAATTGAAGGGACATGGATTCGTATATTGGGATCTCAAGACATTAAAGTTTAAACACGTTGAAGTTAAGAACGATTATGGTTATTTTACTGTTGAAGTTAACAAAGGTCAGTTGATCACTGATATTTCAACCATTCCTAAGAAGACCACGCTTCGTATTAAAGCGTTTGAATCGGTTGCGACTGAATTGAAGTCTGTGATTTCAGAGATCCGTAAACACACTGAGATCGTTGATATCAATTTTCTTCGTGTTGATCAGTTGTCTTCAATTGTAAATAATTCGGTGGTACCTAGTTTGAATATTCATGGACTTTCAAACGTGTCGTATCAAAACAAGTTGATTGCCGAGTATCTTCAAGACAAACATACCAACATTCCAGACTCTTTGATTAGTGAGGTTGAAAGAATTAACAAGGAACTGAATGACTTGATTGTTAAAGATTTGACCGCTAAGAATATTCGATGGAAGCCAAAACGTTTTGAGTTTGATAATATGTTCAGTTATGGCGAAGGTAACGTCATTGACTTTAACAAAATGAAAGACGTTGTAGGACTATTTGCTGCAAACGCAAGTGGTAAATCCAGCATTCTTTCGGCATTATCGTTTTGCGTATTTGATAAGTGTGATCGTGCTTTCAAAGCCGTTCACGTTATGAATACTCAAAAGATGTCGTTTCGGTGTAAGTTTAACTTTGAAATTGATAAGGTTGATTACTTTATTGAACGTATTGGAAACGCTGATAAAAAAGGAAGCGTCAAAGTGGATGTACGTTTTTGGAAGGAAGAAAAAGGTCAAATTATTGAACTTAATGGTGAAGCTCGTCGTAATACCAACGACTTGATTCGTGATTATGTTGGTACTTATGATGATTTTATTCTAACTGTGTTGAGTATTCAAAACAGTAAGACTGGATCGTTTATTGATCTGGGTCAAACTGAACGTAAGGATCTTTTGGCTCAATTTATGGGACTTACCATATTTGATAAGTTGCATCAATTAGCTAATGAACAGATGCGTGAATGGGCGGTTTTGATGAAGAACTTTGCTAAGGTTGACTATAATGCTGAGTTGGAAACACTGGCTACCAGTATTACTAATGCGGAGTCTGTAATTAATCTAAAAGACGATGAACTAAAGACTTTGATGGAAAGTCGTGATGGTGAAAATGAAAAGATTGTAGAGGCTACCAAAAAGTTGATAAAGATCAACACTACTACAACCGATGTTACGACATTAGAGTCACAACGTATTAACACTGATAAGAAGATTGTTAGTGAACAGTTGAAGTACGATAATGAAATTCCGAACATTGAAAAGTTGAAGAATGATATTAAACCGATCAATGATAAGGTTGAAAAGTTCAAGTCTGATGACATTGAATCCAAGTATTCAGAGTACAACACTTTGAAGTTGGAAGCGTCTAACATTGAAGGTGAATTGAACCGTAAGAAGTTGATTGTTACAAATAAGTTGGACAAGTTGAAGAAACTTGAATCACACAAGTATGATCCTAACTGTACTTATTGTGTTAATAACGTCTTTGTTCAAGATGCAATCAAGACCAAAGAAGATTTGGAAAATGATAAAGTTGAAGCCAAACAATTGGTTCAAAAGTTGACTGAGGTCAAAAACAAATTGGGTGTGATTGAGACTATTGCAAATCAATATCAGGAATATAGAAATCTTGTTAACAGTCTATCAACTTTAACCAAGAATGTTTCTACTCTTGAAAATCAGCAATTGCAACGTGAGAATACTATCGTCAAGGAAAAGAATCTGTTGGAATCAATCAACGTCAAGATCAAGGAGTATTATGATGCAAAGGACGCTATTGAGTCTAATGTGAAGGTACAAAAGGAGGTTAACGATATTAAATTGAACCTCAAGAATATTGACTTTAACATCAAATCTGTCAATTCAAATATCACTGATGCTAAGAGCAAAATCAATGGGTGGAATCATCAAAAGTCTCAAATTGAAACTAAGATTGCTGAAATGAAACAGACTGAGAAGATCCATAATGCTTATACATACTATGTGGAAGCTGTATCCAGAGATGGTCTTCAGTATCAGATTATATCTAAAGCGTTGCCTGGAATTGAATCTGAGGTTAACAACATACTCAATCAGATTGTGGAGTTTACTGTATCATTTCAGACAGATGGTAAAAACATTATGACGTACATTGTATATGAGGACAAGAAGTGGCCATTGGAACTGGCGAGTGGACTGGAGAAGTTTGTGAGTTCTTTGGCAGTTAGAGTTGCGTTGATCAATGTATCTAATCTACCACGTCCTAACTTTATTGCTATTGATGAAGGATTTGGATGTGCAGATAGTGACCATTTGTCTGCCATGTCTAATTTGTTCTCATTTTTGAAGAGCACCTTTGATTTTGTTTGGATTGTGAGTCACTTGGATGTACTCAAGGATATGGTTGATACCCGTCTTGAGATCGTTAAAGATGATGGGTTTTCACGGATTAATTTCCAGTGATTTCTATATGTATTGTTAATTACAATACATATGGCGCTAATATCAAATGCAAGAAATACCGGACAAAAGCTGAATCTATCCACTTTACGAGTTGATATTGAGGATGGTTCGTTTTTGTCCGAGTATTTTATATTATCAGAATATGCACCCAAGTTTACCGCTGGCAAAAATACGTTTTTGTTAAATGGATCTGATAAACTTGCAATCAATACACCAATTCAAATTGAAGTTTTAGACAGTCAAGGTCGATCATTGTATGTTGAAGTGGCTAAAACAAACAATATCGCTTATAAAGAAGGTGGAGCTGTTAGAATTGCGGTATACGTTTATAATGATACGCCATATGGTGTTGGTAAGATTATTATCGTTGGACGGGAAAAGACAAACAAACTGATACGTTGGATTGGTAATATTCAAATAAATCCTTCTGTTCAAAATACATCAAAATCGGTTTTTTATAAAGCACCAACGTTGTCTGTAACTTCAACTTTCGTACCTATTACATCTGATGTTTCGTCTGGGTATTTAACTGTTATTAACAATACTCCGATTACGACTTTTGCTGTAACCCCCAAGAAGAATGACGATTATGGGTTGTTTGATATTGGTTCTACTCCAATTGATTACCGTCTTACTTTTTTAGATGGATCGTTGATAGCATCGTCATCAATGAAAAACGCATTGGTGGATATCTATATAACTAAGTTTGACGGTGATATTGTAACCAGTTTAACATCATCGAACGTTATTACCGATGTATTGAGTGAAAATACTGTAAAGTTAAAGAACCCTGTTTATTACGTCGATAATAAAAACAAGAAGATTATTTCAAATGTTGTAGACGGTACTTTGTCTGCTAATATTACCAACGTTAAGTATGATGGTCGATTCATTACAAGTTCTGCATATAACCAATCAGTTGCATTTGTAACTTATACGAACATCAAAACATTTTCAGGCAACATTTATCGACACAAATTGTACCGTAGAAGTTTAAGTACGGCTGGTGATTTTGAGATTATTGCAGATGAACCATTTGTCGATTCACAATTGTTAGTTGATCAGTCTACACCGAATAGTTATTATAAGAGTTTGGGATCGTTTCCAAACCCAACACATTTACACCACTATTGGTTTAGTAGTTCCAACACAATTAGTTTTGTGAAAGATTCATCATATTTGATGGATGCAATGGTTATAACAAATAGTACCAATGATGAAAGATATATCATTGTAAAAAATGATACTAATCTTGGAAGTGCCACACATGAATATACTCCATATGATCAAACTTCGGTGTTGGAGGAAACTGGAATGGCATATGATAGTAATTTCATGAGGTTTTATTCAGATGTTACCTATAAATTTTCAGTTCGGTCAAGAATTATAAAATCGGATACAACTAAACCCGCAAGTGTTGGTTTTTACATAACATCTTCGTTGATCAACGACGTAAGTGGTGACCCCGATTTTGACAGTAATCGTGGTTTAAAAGTTGGGGAAATTTATTTAGACGAACGATCATCATCATTGTATCATCCAGAACCACATATATTTTACAGTAGATTCAATAAACAGTTTAATGGGACGATGGTTATATACACTAAAAATTGTGTATCTACATTGTCAGATTTACAGTTATCGACATACTCAGAACCATCTTTCTCACCTGAAATATTTACGACTCGTATACCATTTCCTATAAATGTTGCAGGTGAACAATTTGAAATCAAATCAGAATTGTTTGACGTTAACTCTAGTTTGGTGTATTCGGATCTAAGAACGATCACGTCTTTTGATCTACTTGGTTCATCGTTGAATAAAGTTATTCCTGGCGTTATTTCATCAGATACCACAAATGGATTAAAAGTATTCAACTTGATTGTTACCACCGAACAAATCAATCCAAAACAAGGTCTGTATATGATGAATGCTGCTCGTTTTGATTTTGATGTTAGTGGTAGTGGCGCACATAATGCAAATGATGCAACATTTCATATCAAAAAAGGTACGGTAAGTATTAGTCCACAAATCGCGAGTAGTGTTGGTGGCGCTGTTTATATTAAACCAAGTACTACATTAGAAATTGACCCAACTACATTGGGTACAATGAATAATGTTGATATTGGTCAAACAGTTCATAAAAAAGGAAAGTTTACTGATTTGGAAGCTACTACATCTGCCACCGTTCCAACAACTACTGCACCGGAGACTGTCAGTGCAACAGTAACCAGTACATCTCTTGCAGCAACCCCCGGAACTGTAGATGTAGTTTGTCCATTAAAAGCGCCTGACGGATGGTTATTGATCAATGGTAAGAAGGTACCGTTTTACAATTAATAATACAAAAACGACTCACTGTATTATATTTATAAGACGATATGGTAAAACTCTCTGATTTTTTGGTAGAAGCTGCTTCAAGTTCTAGTCAACAAGACATGGAAAAGAACGAGTTGCGTCTTGAAAAGACTATCAAGTATCTTCAAACACGAAAGAAGGTATTGTTGATTGGTACATCAAATCGATGGGAGGGTCATAAAGACGACGAAGCAAAATCAACTAAATTAGCCAAGTTAGTTTGTGAAAGATTAGGTAGTGATAAGTGTGAGTTTATTGATGTGAGTAAACTAAACATTTTTGTATGTGAAGGAAACGTATCATCTAAATGGGGAAATCACTGTGGAGAAAAGGGTTCGTTGTTAAAGGATAAAGATAAAAATCCAAGTGGACATCATCGTTGTTGGGCAAGTATCAACAACAAATCAGATGAACTTTGGAAGATCACCAAGCCATTATTTGAGAGTGATACAGTTTTATTTTTTACATCTATTCGTTGGGGACAAACCAACAGTATTTATCAGAAACTAATAGAACGTTTGACGTGGATTGAAAATCGTCATTCTACACTCGGTGAAGCTAATATTGTTAAGAATATTGACGCGGGTGTTATTGCTATTGGTCAAAACTGGAATGGTAGAAATGTGGTAAGTGTTCAAAAAGACGTTTTATCGTTTTATGGATTTAAAACACCATCCGAATTGTTTTGGAATTGGCAATATACCGATGACAAATTTGACGAAACAAAATCGTCGTATAATAAAGCTATCAAAACATTTGATAATACTTTTTTAGACAAATGAAAACAAAAAAATAAGTTATGAAAAAAGCAGTAGGAAAAAGTAATTTGGCAATAGTAAGAGATTATCTCAACGGCGAACGTCCGTTTGTTCAAGTTGGTTATACATCCGATTCAGATTTTGCTTCAAGAAAAGAAGGTGAAATTTGGACAGATTCCAACAACAAAAAGTGGATCAAAAAAAATGGAACCAAACGTGCAATCAATAATGTAAGTTGCAACACTATTGATGCTGTTCGTAGTTTATGTAACGATTGCAAAATGGATATACGATGGGGAAATAGATACGATCAAATACTATTCAACAAAACCGGTAGATGTCAAGAATGTCTTGCAAAATACGAAAGTGAACTACGTCGTTTGGGCAAATATCGCGATTATGAACAAACAAAGGTTTTGCAAAATCAGTTGAGTCAAGCCAAAGAATTTAAAGCCAAAGTACAGGAAAGTTGTGACTTTGTATCATCACATGAAAAAATATCGTTTCCAAACAGTGATGGTACACTTGATGAATGGTCTATTGCAAAACGAAATACTATTTTGAAAGATCTAAAAAACGATTTAAAAAATATTGATAAACAAATTATCAAGATTGAAAAAAAGTTGGAGAAGTTAAATCATGTCGAATGATCCAAAAACATTAAGAGACATAATTCGATCAGAATATAAGAAGTGTCTTGAAAACCCGATGTATTTCATGAAGAAATACGTCAAAATTCAACACCCTAAACGTGGAACAATTCCATTTGAATTGTATCCATTTCAAGATCAGTCTCTGCAGGAAATAATTGAAAACGACTATAATATCATATTGAAAAGTCGTCAATTGGGTATTACCACATTGAGTAGTGCATACAGTTTGTGGTTAATGATATTTCATAGTGATAAAAACATTTTGTGTATTAGTATTACACAAGAAACATCCAAAGAAATTGTTACACGTGTTCGTTTTGCCAATGACAATTTGCCTAGTTGGTTAAAAGTTCCATGTGTGGAAGATAATCGTTTGTCGTTACGTCTTAAAAACGGATCACAAATTAAAGCGATATCATCATCTGGTACCGCTGGTCGTTCTGCTGCTCTATCAATGTTAATCATAGACGAAGCTGCATTTATTGATAATATTGATGAAATTTGGACATCTTCTCAGTCTACATTGTCAACTGGTGGTAAAGCAATTGTATTATCATGCGTCACTGATGATACATACGTATTTACACCAAAAGGATTGAAACAAGTTAAAGATTTTATTCCAAACAATAGATTGGTGGGTGATTATGAAGTTCCTCAATATTCCGTATTAGGAGTTGGTACCACAAGAACCGGTGCTTTATTTAAAAATAGCGGGATAACGGATACTATTGAGATAAAGACCAAATTTGGTAATATTGAGGGTAGTAAAATACATAAACTGTGGGCATATAAGTCCGATATTAATAAATATGGTTGGTATAAATTGGAAGAACTAACTACTGATGACTATGTATCCATTCAATATGGTATGAATTTGTGGGATAATAATGATTATATTGATTTTAATCCAATAATATCCAATAAAATAAAAACAAAATTTAAAGTAGAAAAAATAACAAAAGAATTGGCTTATTTATTTGGATTATACATATCAGAAGGATGTGCTGGTAAATCATTAAATAGCAACGGAGAATTGGTTGGTGGTAGTATTACAATAACATGTGGAGATGCTGACATAACATGGGTATTTGATGCATTAGGTTTAAATTATTATACTAATGACAATATGCATTATACGATATCATCCAAACTCCTAATAGAGTTGTTTGAATATCTAGGATTTGATTTATCAGTAAAGGCACATGGTAAGATAATACCCCACCGATTATTGGAATTAAGTAGGGAAAATATAATTTATATATTAAAGGGGATTTTTGATGGTGATGGTAGTGCATCAAAAGGAAACATCTCATTAATATCTACCTCCAAAAATCTAATAAATCAAGTACGTTTATTATTAAATAATTTTGGAATACTATGTTCAACATTTGATTATTCAAAGGATCAAATGAATTCATATAAATCTACAAAAATAAAACACAACCATGATAGTCATGTTTTGGAAATTTATGGTAAAAATGCATTAAAATATTTCAATATTATTGGGTTTTGCATAAATCGTAAAAATGAAAAAAAGAAATTGCTATTAAATCAAAATTTAAATAGAAATTGCTCACATGATGTTATTCCGGGATCAATTGATATTGTAAAAGATTTATATGAAAAATCCGGTGAAAATACATCATATTTTAAGAAAAATTATGGATTATATTTAAATGGAATAGTTAATAAAAAAACCCAATACAAAACGAATCATATTTCCAGAAGCATTGTGCAATTATTGTATGATAATTATAAAAATAAACTAACGAACGATGTGATTGAGAATTATGACCACATCATATCAAACAATATAGCTTGGGTCAAAATTAGCAAAATATCATACAATAAAAAAGAAGTTTTTGACTTTTCATTACCAGATATTGAAAATGATCATTGGTGCCATTCTGTTATATATAATGGCTTCATTGGCCATCAAACGCCAAACGGCGTGGGTAACTTCTTTCATAGAACATGGGTAGATGCTACATCTAAAAAGAACAAGTTTCATACCATAAGATTGCCATGGCATCTTCATCCAGAACGTGACCAAACATGGAGAGATGAACAGACTAAGTTGCTTGGACCCAAGATGGCAGCTCAAGAATGTGACTGTGACTTTGCTACATCTGGTAATACAGTAATTGATGTACCAATTTTGGATTTTTATAAACAAACAATGGTACGTGATCCAATAGAAACACGTGGAATGGAAAAATCACTTTGGTTGTGGGAATATCCTGATTATACACGTTCTTATTTGGTTTCTGCGGACGTTGCACGTGGTGATGGTGCTGACTTTAGTGCATTTCACATCATTGATGTAGAAACATTTACACAAGTTGCTGAATATAAAGGTCAAATAGGAACCAAAGATTATGGAAATATGTTGGTCAATATAGCGACTGAATATAATAACGCATTGTTGGTTATTGAAAACTTGAACATTGGTTGGGGCACAATTCAACAGGTTTTGGATCGAAAATATCCAAATTTATTTTACAGTAGTGCAGATTTGAAGTATGTGGATGTGGAACATCAAATGACCAATCGTATACATGCTACTGAAAAGAAAATGACACCGGGATTTACTACTACATCAGTAACTCGTCAATTGATTATTTCACGTTTGGAAAGTTATATGCGTGAAAAGTCGATCAATATACAATCAACACGTACAATTGATGAAATGTATACGTTTATTTGGAATCATGGTAAAGCCGAGGCCATGAAGAATTATAATGACGACTTGGTTATGTCATTTGCGATAGGATTATGGGTACGTGATACCGCATTGAAACTACGTCAACAAGCAGTAGATATGAGCAGAAATATGATTGGCAGTATTAATAAAACACAGACAGAGGGCGGTCCTATTTATACAACTAAAAATGCTTTGGGTAGACAATCTTGGGAAATGACAACTGGTATGAAAGATCATCAAAAAGAAAGCATTACTTGGTTATTATAATGATATTTCACTATTTATTCACAATTAAATGATATAATTTTATGCAGGATCAACCAACGGATTTAAAGAGTAGATCACTATTTGCAAGACTAAAAAGACTTTTTTCTACCGATGTTATTGTACGTAACGTTGGTGGTAAAAAGTTAAAAGTTGTAGATACTGACGAAGTAGCATACGCAACAGATCGTAATACACTTAGAGATCGATTCAATCGTATTCGTACCAGTGCATACAATCAATACAGCCGAGATTTCACTTTAAGTTATCAAGCTGCTCGTATCGAATTGTTTAGAGATTATGATTGCGTCGGCCCGGACACGATCATACCACTACCAGATGGTAGCCGACCAACCATAGCAGAACTTACTGAAAAATATAAAGATAAACCCCAAGAACGCTTTTATGTATTTTCATATGATCATGAAACCGATTCTATCAAACTAGGAAAAGCATATCATCCTAGAAAAAAGAAAGGAAAACGTCAAGGATATAAAGTCACATTTGATAACGGACAATTTGTAATAGCAAGTCTTAAACATCCGTTTATGATGCGTGACGGTACCTATAAACGAACATTTGAATTGCGTGTAGGCGATTCTGTTATGCCTTTTTATCAAAAAGAATACGGGTATAATAAACACGGATTTAACAGATATCGACGTTTGTATAATTTTTCAAAAGGATGGCAATCAGAACATAAAATTGTTGCTGAACAGTTTTATAGACCTCTTAAAAAAAATGAAGTGATTCAT